ATTAAGAGAGTATTTATCTTTAACTAATAATATATATTATATAATATATATATTATATTAACTAGTAGTATTTATAACCAAGTACTGGTTAATCTAGTTTCAATATTAACTAGTTCATGTGTATTAACGCGGTAATAATACCCCTATAGATAGATAAGAACCTAGATATAACTTGAATAAAGGTTAACCAGGGGTTAATAGTAGGGATTAGAAGAAATACCCATTAGTGGGAGGGGAAAGGGTTGTATACACGGATGTGTGTAAAAAGCGTGTATTAAACACTACAGAATGACAACATTGCTCTAGAAGGATCTACAAGGGCTGTTAAAAGTAGTTTATGGGGAAACGTACTCAAGAGTACTATTGATGGCCTTCTAGCGCCTTACAGGCGCTTCTCACGGCCATCTAACAATAATCTTTCACCTCCAGTTACAGAACACCTCTCTACCTTCAGAAAAAAAATTAATCTGGTGTCTCAGAAATGACCAATTCTGACTCCAAATAATCTGGTTCCAGGTAATGGCTACACATCGCCATCATCCTTCGTTCGGTCAAGGACATGTAAAATCTTGTCAAATGAGCTTTGCTCCTGAAGGAAGCGATAAATTCGCCGCCAGTAGTTTTGATGTGGTACATAATAAAAAAGCCCGGATAAACCGGGCATTAGATCACTGGTACTTAACCGGCAGGTGCCTAAGTGGTGAGGACTGCGTGTTGCGACGTTCATCACGTTGCGCCTTGTGCTCGCGGATCAGACGACCAGACTCGTAGAAATAATCACGGCGGTCATCTTCTGGGATGCGCTTGATCACCTGATCAATTGTGAACTTAAAGAACATCTCATCCTTGTCGTTCAGATCTGCGCAGTCCTGGTTGATGCTGACGCCATTACCAAGGGCCGACAGGACGAAGGGACGAAATGTGGGAGAGCGAAGCAAATCTTCTAACGTGATGTTTTTTACGTCAGACAGCAGCTTGTCGGGAAGTGGGTTGAGATTCATGAGATTAGAAAGGGTCACTGTTGGTGTGACCCCTAAATGCTAGAGGGGCAATAGCCGATGTCAAGCGTTGTTGTTCGGCTGGAACGCATCGAGGTAATTGCAGACCTCATGGGCGCAATCATCAACCCTGTTGGGATGATTCTCTTCCAGTTCCGTTTCCATGCAGAGGTACTGCATGACAGCCTCGTAGATCTGATCATCGTGGAGACAGCCCGCAGAGATCTGGGGATACAGGCGATGTAGAAGGGTCGACTTTGCGACCTCAATGGCTTCAGCCTCGTGCTTTACAAAGTTCATAAGTGAAGTAAATTGCTTACCTTTGAACAATAGACCATCAACTGGCATCCGTCAAGGGCTTGCGTCAAGTCAGATCAACGGTACGGTTTGCTGGTCCTGATTTTTGATTGATGGGTCGACCACGGAACGAAGGTAAAAAGCGGAGAGTGTCTTGCTCTATGCTCAAGAAAAAAGGAGCGTTTGAACGGTTCTTGTCAAGTCAAGTCGACACAAAAGGAAAAAAAATCCTGATGCAAGAAATCGGGAAAATGACTAATGTACCAAGCGATACAGAACAGTCATGAGCCTTCACGTCTTCCATGAACACATTTCAGGCGTTTATTGCCACGACACTTGGTATAAGTGCAAGCCAGGCTCTTTCGAGGTTGATGCCTACGAAGTGCAGGTGTCTGGCGAACAGAAAGATGCTGGCACAAAGGGCTTTGATCGCTGTGACTGGGTGCTGATGAGCGAATATCATCCTGATGTTAACCAGGCATGCTCTGGTGCAAGTTGGATCGATCCAAAGACAGGTGAACGAGTTAGCGTCTTTATGAGTGAGATCACTGCTTTCAGAGAGGTTGCAGAGGAGGTCAAGGTCCAAAAGCTTGGATTCGACAAGCCAAGGGGCATGCCCATGAACTGAGTATTTCTACCTATTGCCATATAGAGCAGATCATGTATAATACGGGGGTAATTCGGGATGAATCCCCCACATGGTTTACGTCGGATGTGCCCCTGCAAAACGCAAGCACGGACCTGATTCTTTTCCTATTCAGCACAAGGTTGATGATGATTGGCTAATGGCTCAATATATAAAATTCAACCTTAAATATTTTGACATGAACCTGCCTCTCGATGTAGGTATTTACTTCAGAGGCAATCGCTACGGATCACGGCTCGGTACTGCCTATGGCCACGCTGGTCACTTTAGAGGAATAACAATCAATCCCTACATGAGTAAAAATTCAGTTCTGGCAGTGCTTCTACACGAGATGGTTCATGCTGAACAATATATTGTTCGCAAAACAGATGGCGATCATGGCCGATGGTTCAAGTCTCGATGCCGTGAGCTAACGATTTTGACCAAGAAAAAATATGGAGTCATAAAATAACCATTGCTAGATTGAAACGTCAGGGTAATTGCTCTGGCGTTTTTTCATGTAAACACTCGTTTTCATGATTCGTTACCGTGCCAATGGAAGTGCGACAGGGAGTGTCAGCGCGTGAGCGGCTCCCATTCCATAACAAACCCTTGCGCAGCCTGTAAAGTTCGATAAAGTTGGGTCGCCCAGTCAACAGACAATTGGTCTACGCACCAGACAACCTTTACACAGCAACAGACATACAAAAAAAGCTTCAGATCAGCAAATTTAAATTGCATCAGTGGGTCAAGAGAGGCAAGTTCCCGCCATGCATTAAAAGAAAAGAAGAACGTTCGGGCTTAGCACGATTTTGGTATAAATCTGTTGTCGATCAGTGGATTATTGATAACGACTATCTTGTTGAGGTCGAGGTCAAGCAAGTCAAAAGAAAAAAAGATGGCTTAGATTTACACCTGCCGAAAAAGCATGAGCTGCTGATCAAATCAGCTTGCAAACTGCTTGATTGCACTCCAGAAGCATTTATCTTAGATGCTTCGTTGACAAAGGCTAGAAGAATAATTGAGCATTACGACATAACTGCAGCAATGGAACTGGAATTATGTGATGTGAGCTTGTTTAGCAATGGAAAACTTCCCAGAACTTCCAAAGCTCGTAATACCAGATAGTTTCTCTGTACCTGCACCTCCATTGCAATATCCTGGGGTTGAACTGTTGAAGTTCGACCCTATTTTTGTGCCCCAAAGGGTAAACCCGGGATCGATACAGGACTATCTGCAGAAACTGGCGGAACAGGAACAGGAAGAGAATCTAGAGGAAGAGAATCCTCAAGAAGAGCAGAAGGATCAGAAAGAGCAGACAAAGCCTCAAGATAAGGCTGAAAATAAAGGAACGTCGCCCCCACAGATACCGCCGAGCCCAGCACTCCCCCCAATACAAACCACGCCAATCGAACTGCCATCTTTAGTGGAAGATGAAGACGATAGTATTCCTGAGCCAGAATTGGAAGGAGTTATTACTGTTCAGGTTTTAGGCATTCCCATTCCAATGCCAGAACCAGAAATATTAGTAGCTGCAGGTGCCACTGCAACTGTCTCAGTCGCGGCAACACTTGCATCAACGAGTATATTAAAAAAAGTTATCAGTATCATGAAGCCATTAATTAAAAAAATTATGACTCTGGTTCTGAAGAAATTTGGGAAGAAGCCTCCGAAGTCTTGGGCTCGCGAGCGATTGGAACAACGTCAGAGCAGACGATTGAAAACGGGCTAGATGGATGGAACATGAAGCCAGATTCGATTAATTGCGCACATTTTAATGCGCGGACTAAAGCAAAATCGAGTCTTTCTTTTTCAATTTTTTTAGCCGCCAGATCTTTACATAACCTGACCATTTCTCTGTCTAAAGGTACACTAATTGTCGCCTGAATCCCGTAGTTTTGGCCACGCATATATTCAGGGAAATGTTCGTTGCCTAAAAAGAATGGCGTAACGGTAAACGTAGGTGAGTTACAAAAATGACCAGGAGAATACCCTTGTTTAGAGTATCCGCCCTGGTTGATTTGCACCGCTTGGTTGGTCGCTTGCCCGGTCGATACCGCCTGGGGTCGTGCAATGGCTGTAACCCCACCTTCGATGTTGTCTTCTGCTTTGATGCCTGCGGGAACTAATAAAGTTACTGCGAGAAGACCGACAGCGAAGTTGTGACCGATGTTTGCTCGATGGTTCGAGTGATGTCTTCGGTCTCGATGACGCCTGCTGATCGTTCGACGATTTCGAGCTGAAAGTCGTCCCCTGCTGTGTGTACAGAATATGTCGTTCCCGACGCTCCCACCGCTCCACTGGGAGTGATGTTCGTACCCGACCAGCTGTTGTAATCGCCGCCAAAGCGTTCGATTGCAATCGTCTCGGTTATTTCGGTCTCGGTGGTTGTCGTGCTCGTCATGCTTCCCTGGGTAAAATTGGGATAAGCACTTTGAGCTGAAACTGCTGTCGGAGCAGCCAATGCCATCAAAAGGAGCCATCTCTTCATTTCTTCGGAGGGGGTGAGGAACTCTTTATAGGTTGCTCACTTGGCCTGTCAGGTTTCCTAGAGTTGTCAGCACGCTGGATTCCGTAGGCACTGAGACAGCCAGTAAAGATGGATGCCACAAATGTCGGATCGGCCTTAATAATGTTCAAATAACCTGCGGTAAGAATGGTTGCCGACCAACCTAAAACAGACAAGTGAACGATTGCTGCGACACGGCCATTACGCATGTCTTCTTTTTCTTCTGGATCCATGTCCGAATCGCAACATACATTACTCTTCCATTTGACAGCTCGTGACTGCTGGATTATCATAAAAGGGCAATCAAGAGAGCAATCTCATGAACACGGAACAAAAACGCCAGAAATTTCTGGAGATCATCGAAGCTGCCGGATCATCCTTCGTCGGGATTGAATTCGTAAAAAAGGATGGAGAGCACAGAAAAGCAAGGTTCAATCCTAGGGATTTCAACGAGATCAAGGGTACAGGTAAACCTTCAGAAGATCCTTACCTCTTCAAATACCGCGAAGTCCAAAACAAAGAGGAAAAGAAAACTGTTTGGCGCAGCTGTCGTATTGACAGACTTATTAGCGTCTCAGCAAATGGCAAAAAGGTTGTGTTCTGATGACACTGCATGATCTTGGGTTGATGGTGCTGCTATTGGCACCAGCAATGTTTGTCTCAGTTCTTTTATTGTTTACCTTCGCTGCTGGAGGATAAAAAAAATGGGGGCTTTCGCCCCCTTTTTCATTCTTCGTCTTCATAAGCTTTACTTGCTGCCTCGATATACGATCGAAGCTTGGCTTCTGCCTGGTTGATGATTTCATAGCGATAATCATCAAAAGACTGGCCGACGTGAGTAAATTGCGACACCTTAAATTCAGGCATGCGCACAGTCATCTCGACCTCAATAATATCGCCATTGCGATTCTTATCTACAGAAATAGTCATGAAGAAAAAAAATTTACTTCATTCTAACAATCTGGATGCCAATCAGCTACTTGACATGCATCGCGAAGCTCAACAGGCATAGTTGGATATGCAACAGTTGTTTCTGTCATGTGCATCGCCATAGCAAATAATGCACCAGCGACAAAAAAGGTGAAAAATTCACGAGTGCGATTCAAAGTACTCCTCCAGAGTCTTGGGTTGATAACGTTCGCAGTAGGGCTCTGCAGGCTTTCTCAACATGCCAACCCATGTATATGGGTCTGTCTTAGTTGGTTCTATAAACCTTGAGCATACTTTCGCCACAGGGCAGCCACTGTCAATGCAGTAGCAAATTTCACGGACCATTTTTTGGGTAGACCCTCTCGATGCCTATTCATAATAGTCCTGATAATTGCTGCGGTCAACAGCTCACCATTTGACGCGATTAGCCCAGTATGCCGCCGACATCTTGCCTTTGGCGATGTTTTTAGCGTGACGTGCTTTAAAACTTTTTCGACGTGCCTTCTCAGATGCGCTAGATGGATTCTTGCCTGCCCCACTTACGCCCTGCTGGCCAAAGCGAATCGTCTTTACCTTGTCGCCCTGCTTGGCAACAACAACGTGGGATTTCGTGGGATGCGAAGGCGTCCTTTTGGGCTTGTTGAAACCACTAACACCAGCGCGAGTAAGGCGAGGGTCCTTCTTAGCCATTTATTTCTTACGCTTTTTCGCGGTTTTAGCAGCCTGCTTGAATGCCTTGGCAGTAGGTGCTCCCTTACTGCCTGGTTTACGCATGCGTTCATCGCTACCAGCTTTGATACGTTTACGTTTTGCGTGAATGTTTGCGTATAAACCTCTCTTTGCTGCCATAACTAACCCACAAGTTAGCCTAGGTTACCTGGCATGTGGTGTCATATCTTCAAACACAAAATAGTCAGCAACTGCATCAATGCTAACCATATTTGAGTAGTCCTTATTAAAAGCTACTTTTTGTTCGCCACTGCCGACGTAGCACATTTCATAATCGTGCTCAATAAAAACACGCACTTTAGGTGGGATAACATTTGCATCACCGAGGGCTGCAAGCAAGCCATTCAGGCGTTCACGGGTCAAGCCACTAGGATTGCCGTCATTGTCGTAGAAGCCGCCGGAAAGCACATAGACCTTGTCTAAATACCCTGTTTTTGTGCGAGTGATGCGCATGATGGGATTGTCAAGGAGCGACACCGTCAGACTGAGATCTTCCTCAACACGGATCTCTGTGTTCAGGTGCGACCACTGATCAGGTTTTGGATTAGTAGTACTGACGTACTGCAGAACATGCTCGACGGCACGTTGAGTCAGCATGCGGTTGCTGCGCTTTTTAAGCATGGATACTTCCATTCATAGCCAAACCAAGCTACATGCCGGCAGGCAAGGTGTCAACCCCCTACCATCTTGTTGATGTAATCACGGGAATCGTTGATATCCTTTTCGGGAATCTCGTAGGTGAAAAACTTATAGGAGCATTTAGGACATTCGCGGAAACGTTTTACCGTCTGGCGCATACCATATGAGCCCTTCAGGTTAGAAACATTACCGCAACGTGGACAATCCATAGTAAAAAGAATGGAATGCGAGTGGGGAGACTTGAACTCCCACGACCGTATTGGTCAACAGATTTTAAGTCTGGTGTGTCTACCGATTCCACCACACTCGCTAGGTGCTCCTTGAGAGGATCGAACTCTCCTCGACCGAATTATGAGTTCGGAGCATTCACCAGATTGCTAAAGGAGCAGGGGCCGAGATGATTATGGAAGCTCGTAGCTTCGACAATACTGTCGGCTAAAGGATTCACCGCGATAATACTGGTGGCTCAGGCCCCGATAGAACTGGCGGTTGAAGGTTTTGCTGCGAGTACGCTGAAGGCACATAGCCTTGTACGTTTTGGCAGCTTGGAGGTTTTACCGCGAAAATCATGGAAGCACTGGCTTCGATTGCCTTGGCGGTTTAGAAAGTTTGCCGGATAATACCCAGAAGCTATATGCTTCATTTGTGCCGCCGGCTTGCTCTCATTCTAACAAACTTTTATAAGTTTGCTGAAGAAAAGCAGTAGCTTGATCAAGTTTTTTATGGCATTCTTTACGAGCCTTGTAATAAGGATTAGCCGGGTCAGGAGAAAGCATCTTGTACTTTTCGTTCGTGTTTTTGAGGATAGGTAACCCAATTGCAGGGTAATACGACTTACGGAAGTCGCGGGCAACGTCATAGCGAATCTGTGCGCCAGCAACACCTGAGCGAAATCTGAACCCGCTACCACCGAGAACCTTTCTCAGCATCTGGCGGCCAAACGGAAAGGGCTTGCCATCCTTGCCGACACAACATGCATATGTCGCTTTGAAAATAGGCGAGATAGCGTGTGTTTTAAGGTCGCCGGGGGCATACCCAAATTTTGGGCTTGGCTGTTTAGCCCGCTCGTAGGGGATTGCACCCATTTCGCGAAGAGCAACAGCACCAGGGTGATTTGAAGCCATCGCAATCTTTTCGATTTGTGGAAACAGATCACGCAAGGTGCTGAAGTCTGCACAGTCGTAATGCTTGTTAGCACGCTGCGAATTCAATCGCTGGTTCGACTGTTGAATGATCTGGTGCTTGATATTAAAGGTTTTATCCCAGGCAGTGTCGGGATCTCGCACGTCATATAACCGCGAAACCTTTTCAGGATGACTAGTACCGACCCAGGCGATGATCATCGCTTCGATTGAGTCGTTTTTCATCTTGCCATTCTTGTCGAGCTTTAGCTTGGACAGATCTTTGTCGAGGTAGGTAGCAACGGAGGGATCTCGTTGCTGGACTTTGTCAACAAAATCCCGCACATGCTTCCAGGTATTGCGGGCCGGCAGTTGAAAAACTTCAACCTTGTTATCCTCGCAGTCGTCTAAGAACTTACAAACTTCTTCGTAAGTCATAGCCTGCGCAAGACTTGCGGTTTTTTTAAGAGGACGCGGGTAAAACGTGGTGTTCTCGGTGTAAAGGTTGCCCGGTCCTGCATACCAGCTGAGCGCCTTGAACTCTTCTAAAGAGTAGGACTCACCAAGCTCACCATTGATGGAGACATGAAAACTGCCGCCGCCGAGATCGACGCCGTAGATGTTAGGCACATTTGTGTTCATTGGAAATGAACGGTATTACCTCCCCAATGTAACGATACTTTTCGCAAGTGTTAACTTAAAACCAACTTGATCAAAAACAAGCTCAACGCTGTCATCCAATACCCAGTGCCCATTGTTACTGAAACAGCCCATGCTGCCAGCAAAACGCTACCGAAGTACCACACACTGAACAAAAAGATCAGGAAGAGCGCTGCAATCGAGCCGTTACTTTCTTGAGTGTTTTCGACAAGTTCCCAGAAGTTATCTGTACTTTGTTCCATGCGATTATAACCGGCTTCATAACCTTCCTATAGTGTAATGCAAACACTGTGCTTCCGACAGGTATCACTTTTTCTTCCTCCCTTTTTTTGCTTTGAAGACGCGTTTTGCTTCTTCGATTCTTTTCTTTTCTGCGACTTTTTCCACCGTTCGTTCTACCGCCTCTTCGCGACCAGGACTTTCCAAACCCTTTTCCGCCAGCACGCGAGTCCAGAAACTGCGCTCGAATGTACCGCCGGTCATGATGGCAATTTCGGAAACGGTTTGCCTGCGGGAACTTTGCTGTACCACCACCTGCGGCTTGGCATATCGAGACGTTCTTGATAGATAGTCAAAACTTGAGACCATTCGTTCCCGTGCAAATCTCGTGCCACAACAGAATAGCTTGGACATCTAGATGACGCAAGGTCTGGGACGAATCTTTTGCCGACTCGGTTCCAAGATGGCTGCTTGCCACGCCACTGCCTATTGCACGATGGCCAGGGTAAATCTGTCCGGTCATATAACTGGCAACAAGGCCCAACCACTTGGTACGTAAAGGATCCGCCTGGACTACGCAGGAATTTACCCGATTTATAGGGGTGCATCAAACGTTGTTTTGATCCTTAGAAATCTCACGAAGAGATATAAGGTTGTCGCCGTCGTACATCAACACCTCGGTCAAGCAATGCTCGATCTCCTTAGTGAATTCCACCAAGTCAACAATGTCGTCGAATTGCATCTCCTGTATGGTTTGTCCTTCTTCGCAGAAGTCATTCGCATGGTCAGGTAAAAATTCGAAACGAGCGATAACCATGTGGACCTCCTGTTACATTTAGTCTACTGTTGTCTTGATGCTGCAGCCTGTGCAGATTCTGGAGTTTCTACATCAATAGGCTCCCCAGATTGCTCTGGTTCAGCTGTCTGGCTCTCCGTACTGGCAGCTACGGCTTCTTGCCTAGTAAGTTCATCATCGATTTCCTGATCGACCAATTCTTGGTGGTCAATTTCAGTGCGTGCGATCTCTTCTTCAACACGCAAGTCAGGATCAAGGATGCCGCCACGTTGCAACTCGTCAAGCACAGTGCGCTTAGACAGCAGACCCTGGCTGTATAGGTTGACCAGTTGTGCAATCTCCGAGGCGTCCAACGGACGACTAATTAGTGAATCGTTGATTGCAATTCCAGATTCAGGAGTGAGCTGATCGAATTCACCGCTATACGCTGCCCACAGGCGCATGACAATATTGAATGCACTGGTCTTGTTGCGAGTCAGTGCCGAGACTTGCGATGCAACCTGCGAAGCGCGAAGTGCTGCTTCAGTAGCAGTTTTGATGTTTGCGCCATACAGGAAGTTGAGACTGCTGCGATCCATTAACAGCTCAAGGTGTTGAATTTCTGCCTGATGCCGTTCGAGACTGCGACCAGACGGTTCTGCAAATTCAAACTTGCCACCCTCTGCATCGAGATCCACTGCAGTGTTAGGACCAAGAACCAGGGGAACAGGCTTGCCGTCAGGACCAATCTTTGCGCCAGTACGAACCGGTACAGGCATTGCACACTTATGCAGCAGTTCCTGCAGGTCGGAACGCATCTGGAAGTGTTGGATCGACAGCTCTGCTAGTGCATTAAGCGGCATGTCACCGCTGGCAAAGTGTGGATCAGTTGCTCCGTACCAGACGATCGGAACTACAGGGATAGACGTGACAACTTCACGTTCTTTGATCTGCACCCACTCACGACCCTTCTTTTCTAGTCGATAAGTTTCGACTAAGTTAGGTCGTAACACATGATAAACAGCATCAAGAACAACACCAAAACTGCCAGGAACAGATCGCTGGCGAAACTGACGAATTGTTGCATGTTGTACCTGCTCTTTACCGTCAGTGTAATCAATTGACCAGTTAATCACATTACTGCGATCAATCATGATCAGGTATGGACGACGACCTGAATTTTGCTCGTCTAAAAAGTTTTGCTCGCCATTTTCTTGTGTCATGTCGACCATGACATAGACACCGCCATCCCTCAGGGCTTTTTCGTCGCAGCGGTTCCAAAAACTTTGGATATTTTCGCCCTGAAGGTCGACATCTTGATCTGAGGCCACCAGGGACGCAGGGGCGTCGACCAACTGGAAACGATTAAGAAGGCCAGCGTATGCACGAATGCTGTCGCGATAGATCGGAGCGTAGGTAGACCGCGTCAGACGTGATTCGTATGCAGGGCGAGGTTCAGCTGGCTCCTGCGGCAAATATTTTTCCTTGACACTTTTAAAATTGCCTGTGCTATCGGCAAAAGTAGTGTCTAATTGACACCAGCAATGGTTTGCCATCTCCAGTGCCGGTAACTGCCGCAGCAGCTCTGGGCGGTGGTACGAAACAAGAGACGGATCGTTTGTCGGATGCGGTACGCCCAGCATTGCTATCTCAGCGAAGTTTTAGCCTTCTCGGCAGAATAATGATTGCCGCATCTCGCGACTGGGTTAGTCTTCCTTACCCTTTACTCTCAACTGCGCCGGTATCGTTCATATAACGTCCAGTGACGCTATAAGGACGCAAAGGAACATCATCGAGCTTGCCGAAGCGCAACTGTCCGATAAGCATTCCAGGGCGCAGCAAGACGGAATGACGCTGCCTGACGTTCTGCAGTTCAAGGGTGATTTGACCACAGAAACCGGGGTCTATATAACCAGCTAAAAGATGATTGATCCCCTCGCGCCCACGACTACTTTTCAGCTGAAAGTTGGCCTCGATGTTGTTGGGGATGCGCACATACTCCTTAGTGTGGGCAAGGATAAACGCACCTGGGAACAGCTCAAAGCTATCCCCATCTTTAATGTACTCAGTGACCCATTCCTGCCTGCCCTCGACAGGACCGCAAACGCGGCCCTCTCGCTTGATGACATTGCCCAGACGAACATCAATGGATGCTGGCTGAACTAGATCAGGGTCGAAGGGCTCAACGAGCCCCATTTCCCTGCAGAGATTACGGATCTGGTGATCAACAAGGCTGCTCATGATCAGATCTCCTGTCCAACTTGGTCTGCATCTTTTTCAGCTTCAGAGAGGCACTTGTCGCTGTCGCAACCAGATGCACCTTTCAGCTCATAATCTGCAGAGTCATACTGGGCAAGAACTTCCAGAAAATCAACCTGATCCTTCTTAAAAATCACAGGCAATGCACTTCGCCAAGTGTCCGAAAGCGTCCACAGACGATCGTAAGTTTCCTTGTCGATCGGCTCAAAAGGCAGTCGCGGGAACGTTTCGTTTGCGTCGAATCGTGCCAACAGTGCCGCCGAGATGTAGCCAGTGCCTTGACCCATTGACTCATGGATCAACTTAGCCAAAGGCTCGATTTCCTTCTCACGGAATTCAAGCGTTGCAGAGGTGTTGTGCTCGGTGTAATAGTTTTGCACCTGCATGTACAAACCCCACTGTGCCTCGATTGGCAAAAGGCTCAGGTCATATTCGTCACAACCAGGAAGGTTTGCCCAAGACACTTCAGTTGGGATTTCAACCAACACTTCTTGAACACGAGGATCAAGAATGTCATCGAGCAGGTTTCCTTCTTCGTCCTTAGCGGACTGTGCAGGAATAACGTGATAGCCCCAGTCACGAAGAGCTGAGACCAGCGGATCAGACTTGCCGAAGGTAATACGACGAATAAAACGCTGAGCCTTGGGAGGATGCCAACCAGACGACGCGCCAGTCAGCAAGGACTTAGTCCCTGCTGGTTGCACTGTAGTCATCCGATTAGGCACACGCAGATCGTGCTTCTTGCAATAGTTGGTGACAGTAAGGCGAACGATATCTGCCCAACGCTGCAGGTAACGACGCTCACGCTTGACGAAAGACTTACCGGCTTTGTTGTTAGGACGACCGTTCATCATCCACCCAAGCCATTCGCTCCCGAAAGCATGTACGAAGAAATCAAACAGACCAGTAAAGCTGACACCAACAATTGGATCAATCTCACGGCTATACCGATAACGCTCGATATAGAATTCATGGTGCAGCAACGCAGCTACTTGCAGTGCGCCGGCAGTGAAGGCATCATCCTGAGCCTTTTGATCGTTAGGATCAATTGTGTTCAGGTGGATTTCAGCCAGGTTGCAGTGAAAGTCCTGACCGATAATTTCACCACAAGGGTTCAGACCATAGCGACCCATACGATGATTTAGCTCATCGCGAGTCATGACCACGCCTGACTTCAGACCGAGACCTTCGAGGTAATCAGCTGCAGAGGCTTGCTCAGTGATGTAGAGCTTGATGAACGTACTCTTACGCTCGCTGTTACTCAGGAGATCTGCGTTAGCACGGGCGATAGCTTCAGGTACATATTGGATTGCACCTTCACCGCTATAAAACTGCTGACGAATTGATTCCTCAACATCCTTGTAGGAAGGCAAGGTGTGGAAACAACGTGTGTGATTGGCCATCCGCAGTGCTTCTTTTGCGGGGTCAACTTTCCAGTTGCCATCCTCGTCTTGGGTATAAAGACCCAGCTTGCAGTTTGCCGCCTCATCGTCTTCAGATCCGAACTGACGCATGCCAGCGGAGCGGCGAATGTTGCCAGCAACAACACAGGCAGAAGCTTCATCGATGAGCAGGCAGCACTCAACAGAATTCATCTTCCTGCCGAAAGCACCGTTGAGAATGCCAACGACACGACGGAACATGTCTTCGAGCTTGATCGGGTTGGCTGTGCCACCGAAACCTTGCAGGCGCTCTCCTGCAGGACGGACATTGCCGAGGTCAATGATGATGTTCACTTCATCAGAGAGATGCGGCTCAGTAGCGATCTCAATAAGAGCGCGGTAAGCCTCTACCCACCCTTCCCGAGAGTCGCCGACATAAAGAACAGTATTACCAGCTTCCAGGCTGACAATTTCGGTTTCTTGTAGCCGGTCTGGAGGCAGAACATCACCAGCAGGTTCAATAGCAACCACATTGATCTTTGTGCAGATTTCTGGCAGCTCTTGAATCAGATGATCCTCAAGAATTGCACCTGTACCAGATCCCATCATGGCTAGCTCCATGATGTGACGGAATGCGTCAGTATCAATAATGTTGGTAGAAGTACAGTTGTACCAACCGCTGAAATTTTTCTGTTGGCGTCCCCACTCTGTACCTGCAACCCAAAAAGCTCGACCAGAGGGAAAACAATGCTGCTTAAGTGCTTGGCTCTTTACTAAATCTTTTTCGGCAGAATCGAACTTACCAACTGTTGCAATCTCGTCAACACATCGCGTCATCGCTTCAGCAAACGACTCGCGAGTACCGTCTTGCTTACGGCGTGAATAGGTCCGATAAAATACTGCTTCTGCGCTTGGTGCTGTGGGCTTGAACTCCGGCATTTCACCTTGTTTCGGTGAAAGTAGTCTACCGCCGAAATCGATTTGTCAACTAGTCCTCATACAATTTGCATTCGTCTGCCCAAGGAGTTTCACCGCAGTACGTTTCCCAGTACAAGTCACGCTGCGACTTCGATGGCCCATCGGTTTTTTCCACCTTGTCTTCAGGTGTTTCCTGCAAATCTTTAACAATCATTTCCGCTCCGATTTAGGAAACCGTTGAGACCAGGAACAAGATGACACGACTCTTCCAGGGTTGGTTTGCTAGAAACTTCTAGCAAGGTTGCAGCCATAAACAACTTTTTGGTATCGGCTGCGGTGGTAAGTAGCTCACGTTTAATCCCGATCCAAAAACCGAGCTTCTTTTTGTGATGGCTGAAGAGAAGTCCAGCGACTTCCGCAAACTTACCCTCTTCCATTAGAAGGTAAATAAGTTCCGCCGCTTTGATCTCTTCCATTAGCGTCCTTGTCCTCTATATGGTTTCCGAGAAGGCGACCGCTTAGTTCTTCCTTGGTTGTTGTTGGTACGCACAGTGCGACCATTTCCGATACGAGTCCTCTTGGGAGGATGCCCTTCAAAGCTAGACTTTTTGCCGAAAATCATTGGCTTCTGGATATCATTGACAATGTATCAAGCTGCTACAGGCACGACAGCACTTTTCATCATTACTTCCTCAATGTGTGCAATTGACAACTCATCATCATCAACGGAAATCGTAGGGTTTGCCAACGAACGCAAGGAGTTCATATAAACACTTTCAGCAATGCAAAGTATTGCCAGCACAGATTGACGACAGAATTCTGGTCCGATAAACTGCTCCAGCTCTTGCAGTCGCCTCCATAGCCATTTTGTTTCTGGCAGATGCAGCTGATCCATCATTGGCGAAAGAATCCAGCGATATTCTGGCTTGTGGATGTAAAGCCTCAGCATGCGCTTTTCTACTAGTTTGCGCGTGTAATCATGTTCTGGACGCCGCCACAGCTTGAGCTGCACCTTGCTCGATTTGAAGTCGTGAAACCCTTTGGCTATCTGGGCTGCTACGTCTTGTTTATTTTGTGCAAGTCGCAAAGATGCCTTGTCATAGTAATGAGAACGCAGTGCTGGGCTAGCGATCTGTGAAAACAAATCTTTGATCTGCTTTTCTACTTCTTGAATTTTCAGCTCATCTTTGAAGTCCAGCGTATTCAGCCACTGATCAAGAATCCAGTCCAGCCATGTGACCGCCTCATCTACAACAGTCTGTATGCTGTTGCCTTGCTGAATAAAATCATCTGGGTCCATGCCGTCAGGTAATTTGGCGATGCGCACGTCTAATTCACCAGCCAAGGTGTGACACTTAACTGAATCCAGGAATTTGCTGATAGCCTTTAATCCACCCTGGTCTGCGTCCATGCAGAGCACAAACCGTTTGGTCTTACGCATCAATCTTTTCAGTACAGTCTCCGACGGCGATGCAGTGCCCTGAAGTGCTACGACGTTTTTTACGCCTGCTTGCCACAGACTCACAACATCAAGATGACCCTCGACGAATACACATTCATCCTTCTGCCTGATAGCCTCTGCTGCACGGTATTCGTTAAAAACAATCTCATTCTTGACAAAGATTGAATTGTTCTCTGTGTTCTTATATTTGGGTTTTGCATCCTGCTTGATTGTCCTTGCAGTGAAGCCAACATGCTTGCCCAGATGATCACTGATAGGCACTGTGATCCGTGAGGCATAAGCGTCGTAACCAATACCAAAGTCTCTGGATGTCTGCGGCTCAATATTTCGCGACTGCAAAAAAGCAATTGCTGCAGGGGTCTGCCTTAAATCTGTCCTGAACTTAACCTGTTGCTTCTCAACTTTGGCGTAAGCAAGCTCACGTTCTTTCTTGTATTTAGCTACAGCCGACGGATCTTCATTTGTCTTCTCGACCGGAATCCCATGAGCACTTGCGATGCGTTCGCATGCATCGACAAAGCTAATTCCGTACTTCTGTTGTATATAGCCAATCGCGTCGTCGTGATGCTGACAGACGTGGCAGAATACAAAACCCTTGTCGTCATTGATAGTTAGCGATGGGTTAGTATCCGAGTGCCACAGGCACCTAGTAACAAACTCACGCCCAACTTTCTTCAGGCTGCAACTGTCTGCTGCCAGCACCTCAGATACACTAAGTGCCTTGATTTTTTGGATGGTGCTAGGAGCAATTCCCACTCAAAATCAGCCAACCATATGAGAGTAGAGAGGACTAGCAATCCTGCAACCGAAGTGTTTGTGTCTTTAGGGTTTCCTAACGGTTGCCTATCGTTCTGTATCAGTAAGTAAAAATGCCTGGACAGCCTCTACAGGTAAATTATTGGTCTTACTTGAGAAATAATCCTGGATTGCCTTGCGCTGCTTTGCATTTAAAGATTCCCAACAGTGTTCAGCACGCGACAAAAAATGCTCACGAAAATCTAACTCTGTGGGTTCAAGGCTGTCTGTTGGTTTGGCCTGGTCGTTAATTTCTAATGGCGGACCAGAGCATACGCTTTTAATTTCTTGCCATTCAGAGATCTCGATTTCAAGCTCCTTTGCGATCTCAAGATCAGTGGAGCCCTTATACATCAACTTTCTACCTTTGATCCATTTTTCGCGCATTTTATGCGTTAATCGCATGGCATAAGTCTTGTCTCGTATCCAATGCAACAGTTCTCCTCTGATTGTCGGCACAGCCAAGCTGCTGAACTTAAATCCTGACGTTGGATCGTATCGGTATGCCGCCTTGCACAATCCCTCAAGCGCTGCACCTTCCAGCGTGTTGTAGTCAATGTCAGTAGTACGTTGCAGCTTCCAAGCTTCACGCCTGGCCAAGTTAATGTTATCGGCAGCAAGTTTTTGTTGCTCTTCGCTTAATTTAAACTCTTTAGCTTTTCTCGCCACGTTAACATTATCATACAGTATATTCTATCACCATATATCAAAATGCCTTACACCTTCCAGAGGTCGATCACCCCTACCCCAAGTAACTTCTGTAAGTTGTGGTGCAACACGTTGCAAGGAATAATTGACAGCCATAGTTAAGGCGTCAACTTGGTCATCATTTTTAGATGCCGGGAACAAAGAGAATTCGCTTACAAAGTTATCTAGCCATGGTGAGCTGATAGGTAAATATACGTTACCTGCCTCAACAACTGGCACGATGCCTGCAGCACGAGCTTGTTTGCTGCGTTCAGGCTTGAATCCGATTAATCCCGGCACTTTTTTCTTTGCCATTTGATACACCGCATAGCCACTAGCTGCAAGCTCAATCACTGTTCCGTCTAGCTGATGCCTTTTATGCATCCTGGCAATCATATTCATCGTGCCGATAACATCGGTTTTTTCGCGGAACAGATCCAGCACATAAAAAGCCGGACCTGCTTGGCCTACCACAAGTCCAACAACATAATCACTAGTGGAAGCATCAGTAAAAGTACAGTCAATCGAAAGTAAGACCCTATCGAAATCGGGGATAATCGTGTCGTGCGCATAGTATTGCCACCACGTTGGGTCGAACATGTTGCCGCCAACAGGGGCTGGTCTTTGTTGGTAGAGAGATGCAAACTCTCTTGTGCCAATCGCCTCCCTAATGCGCTCGTAGTCTTCTTCGTCGTAACGCTGCGGACAAAGCGCCTGACCTTCTTCAGTGCGCCAATCAGCAATCGTCTCGCAATGATCAGGCAAGCTTGGGCGGCTGCCTTCATCTTCAAACAATGCCGGGAGGTCAACAATAGTCCAGTTTTCGCGGCCTTTTTCAGAGACATTTTCTTCGCTTTCGAGGAGCTGGCCGATCATGTCATTCTCAGACCATCGAGTTTGAATGACTACGATTGCACCTACTTCGGGTTCCAAACGTGTGTACAGGGTTGATGCGTACCAGTCCCAAAGCTTGTCCATAAGCCTGGCACTTTCAGCATCCTCGCGGTTTTTAACAGGGTCATCGATGATGAGCAGGTGACCTGAACGACCAGTAATTGCACCACCTACACCTGCTGCCCATAGACCACCGCCACCTTGTGTTCCCCATGCATTCACAGCCTGCTGAGAAGGGTCTAATTGACCACCGCCATCACGATAAAAGTCCCTTGCCTTACGCGAAAAACCTTGGCTAAGTTCTGCAGAGTATGACGACAGACCAACATATCGATCTGGGTGTGCGATTAAATATGCCGCCGGCAGAAGAACAGAACTAAGCAGGCTTTTACCGCTTCGAGGTGGTACCTGGAGGATTAGTCGATTGCAATCGCCGTCAATAACACGCTGTAGCTGCTTTATAAGCGTTGCGTGGAACTGGTAAAACTTGTAATTGGGGTAGACCTGCTTAATAAACTTATGAAGCAGAACTCGTTCACCCTTTTCCCTTGTTTGTAACTTCTTTTCTCGAAGCTTTTTTAGCATTGCCTGCCCTTGAGCAGACCGACGGAGATAATCTTTGCCTAGTTTTTGTGCCATTATTCAACCATATCCATTCTCATCATTCCCTTCTCGATTGCTTCTAGCCAATCATCATGCGTCCAGGTATTAATCTCTGCGCAGCGAGGGTCTGTCTCATCCCATTCGAGGATGTAGACGCCATCTTGTTCTTTGACAAGAACTATAGGAAGATCGTTATTCATCAATGATAATTTCATCATCGTCAGTTAAATCTTCTACCTCTACCCTTTCTAGCTCCTGTTCTACTAATTGCAGCATATCTTCCACGCCAAGTGCAGATGCCCATGCCTGACGAGATTGTTCTGTGATGTTTGCAGTGGCTCGCAATAGTCCTGAAACAAGTGCCAGCGGAACTTCTTCACCACTGTTCTGTGCATCCTTCACACGCTTGGTCAATACACCGAGAAGATCTTCTGAAATCTCCATCATCATTCGGGCTTGACGTTCAGACGCATCCCTGAACTCAACAATTGACTTTTTGTGGTGTTGCTCTCTGATCTTTTCTGCGTCCTGCCAAGTCAAAGCAACTTGTTCTTTGTCCCATTGTGCAGCTCTTTTTTCCCACTTGTACTTCTTCGCCCAGTTTTTAATTGTCTGGGGGTCAACCTTGGCAAAATCAGCCACGGCATCGTAAGCACGTTGCCCACCCATATGAAGGAAATGTTGAAACGCAGCATATTGCGCTGCTGATTCGTGCTTCCCATAGCGTGGCTTTACTTCATAGCCACGCCGAAAATCATATTGATGGATGGCCACCCAGACAACAAAAATGTCGCGCTAGGATACCAAGTTAGCAGAAGAAGGCTTCGTAAATATTTGGCATCTTTTCACTGAAAATTTCAGTGATTTTATTTGATACCATCTTGTGCTCATGTTGGGTGCCTTCCTTGTTGCGAAGTTGTAGGTAGAACATCCAGTCACGAATTGTGGCTACGATTGTAACCCTTGTTCGAGTGTTCAAAGGCAAAATTGCCCTTGCACATTCTTTTGCAACACCAGCGCACAGTAGTTCCTGATACAGATGCTCGCCTTGCTCGAAGTGCTCGCTTATCCGACGATAAAAATTAGAGACCTCTTCGTACTTAAAATCATCAATGCTGTTTTGGCGGTTTTTTGGATCTTGTCGCCGCAGGTGAGGAATAACTGCCATTCCAAGCAGTCCAGTGTCAGCGTAACGCTGCGAAAATTCCTGGAAGTGCATAGACCTATGGCGGATTATTTGCTGGCTGATTGCCCTCGTGGTATTGACAGTTACAGACATGCTGGCCATTTCAAATGGAGACCAATGCTTATGCTTGATGAGATACTTGAGAAGCTTAACCATAGTTTCTCTGTTTTCCTGATTGGCAGGATTTGAAATCCTGGCATCTTTGACGACTTGAAACTCAGGATCTGGAGTAATCCAGTTGAGACTAACTTCGCATTCAGAAGAGCGGGACGAATTCATCAGGTAGTGCGGGTTTGGCTGGCTGATCATCGAGATTGGGTTTGAACCATCGCGGATATTCTAATAGCTTTAGCGTTGGTTGCTTAGTAGGCCAATCGTCTTTTTCGAGACACTCTTTGAGAATACTAAGTGCCTTAAGATTTCTAGCCCTTGCTTGCTGGAGCATGAACTTTGGCACCTCAAAAAAGTCCATTGTGAACGGTGCTGT